GCATTCGGATCGCCAACAATAACAGTTTTCACTGGGCCTCCAGATGGGTATAGCTCTGCAATCGCTCTGGCGTTAAACTGTGTTGCCGCCTCAGCTATCATTGGGTGTACTACTGTGGATAATCCACGGGCGGCTCTCTCATCTTCTGATTCGTTAACTCCACCATCAGGATCTACTGTCTTCAATCCTTCCTTGTATCGCTCTTCCCACTCAGATCTAGATTCCCTGTCAGATTCATAATAAGCAATAAGCGTCTGACCTTTTCTGGATAAGTCTTGAGCATCAATTGATTCTGCTAGATTAGAATCAAATTCATTCTCAGGCTCATCCATCATACCAACGTCTAAGTCAGGATCTCCAATTAAAACTTCGTCTTCTGATATCTCTTCGACCTGAAGGTCGTCCGATGGGGCGGCCTCTGCGAAGGGTGCTAATTCTTTAGTGAGTGAAATTGGTGACCTAGCCATACAGAGTCATCCTCCTTGTTTCAACAAATTCATCTTCTTCGTAATCGTCAGTGTGGCCGACAAACCAACCTTTTCGCAATCTTAGCCATGCTTGCGTACATGTGTCAACTATGTCGTCATTATCTCCAGCAGGAAATGCTGAACATATGTCTATTAAATCTTTAGCCCACTTCTTGTCAAAAGGATAGTAGATTCTTCCATCTTCTAACAATGCGGAACTTGCGTGCGCTCTGGCTTGCTTATCACGGTCAGGTAAATATTCCAATACAGGTATTCCTGCCATGCGTAAATCTTGCAATAGAGATTGACCTGAAGCCTTCTTCTCGATCAACACTGCGTCAGGCTCCCACTCGTAATATGAATCTTGGGCAATGCGTCTTAGGTCAGGATAGCTGACCCTGTCGTACCACATATCAAGAACCATGATGTTCATCATGCCCTCATGTCTAAATACGCCCCACGTTGTCCTAGCTGAGTAGTCTGCGGTTTCTTTTGTGCTGAATGCAGTATCGTAACTCTGAATGACGTACTCGATGTTCGACGGCAAGTCTTGGCTCTCCCAAGGAACCCACCACTTGGCTTTTAAGATTCCACCGCCCTTCGGTGCAGGGCGTTGCTGTAGCTGACCTGCACTTGCGTAACTTCCAAGACTTCGCTCTAGGCTGTCTAAGGTTTTAGTGTCAACTCTCTCTGGCCAGAGTAATTCTCCCTCTTTAGTTCTGGGATCAGCAAAGCCTAGCGTTGATATCGTTGGCGTTGGGTGACCTATCTCATATCGAGCAGGTAAACATAAGTGATCCCACTCGTGGCCAAGGTCGTTAGCTAAAATGTGACCTGCCAAGTCATTCTCATGTACTCTCTGCATAATTATAATAAATGCGCCAGTTCTGGGGTCATTCAGTCTGGTTTGCATTGCCTGATCCCACCAATCAAGAACACCTTGCCTGACAAGCGAAGAATCACTCTCTCTCACATTATGTGGATCATCAATGATGATTATATCGCCACCCTCACCAGTTAACGCCCCGTCAACCGATGTTGCTATCCTCGCTCCAGTCTTATTGTTCTCAAATCGTTGCTTTTGGTTTTGGTCAGAGGTTAAATCAAATGCATCGCCAAAATGATCTTGATACCAGTTACTGTCGATCAACCTACGACACTTAACGCTATCCCTGACCGACAGAGAGCTTGCGTAAGAGGCGTAGAGAAACTTTTTGTCAGGTTGCTTCGTCCAAGTCCAAGCAGGCAGTGCCACGGCCACAGAAATAGATTTCATGTGTCTTGGGGGAACATTTATGATCAGGCGTTTAATATCGCCTTCCACAACAGCCTGTAGGTGATCAGAGATTGCATCGATGTGCCAGTTGTTTATGAAAGGTTGAGCAGGCTCAATAGACGGCCAACTAGCCTTCGTAAACTCCCTCAATGATCTCCGATACTTCTCCGCCCTCACTTGCTCCAGTGTCAGGTTGCTTAAATGCATTTTCAAGCTGTTCAAGTTGGTCATTTGGAATCCTAGTTAAATCTATGATATGTCTCTGCTCGACAGTTGACTGAATTTCTTGTTTATCCACCCAACCTGCTCGGTTCTTCAGGTAGAAGATCATGGCAGTGTTATCTCCATCCACTGCCTTTGTGTACAATGCGTTGGTCACATTGGCAACGCCCTTGCCACGCCCCCTTTTTAGCGCATCGGAAAAATCTGGATATTCGTTCTGTTTATCAAACATAGTTGACTTATTAATTCCCAAGACCAGAGAGATTTGCTCGACTGTTAAACCTTGGGCTGAGAGGTTCTCGACCTTCTCACAGACTTCTGGAGTTATCTCAAATCTTGGTCTTCCTACTTTTCTTTTTTCGTCGCTCATCCTTTAAACCTTTTCTCAGTGGTTAACCGTGCTTTCAATATACACACTATTTTGCAAAAAAAAAGCCCCACCGAAGTGAGGCTGATTTTCTCAGAGAAATTTTTCTATTTCTTCATCACTAAGAACTTCATAATCTTCTAACTCTTCATCATCAAGAACTTCGAAGCTATCTTCTTTAACCCATATACCAACCATAACCAACCCACCAATATTTTTAGTTAACACAGTGCCAAGTATGTTTTTATCTATTTTTAATGAATCTTTAAGGCGAACTTTAACTGGCTTAGGCTCATCAAGATCCATTCCAAATATTTTTGCAACTTCTTCATCAAAATTATACATATGTCTCTCCCTTGATTGTGGGGAGCGCGAGGCTCCCCTTGATTAATTAAACTGGTTTAAGACCAATGTTGTTATTTGCTGTAGCAACAATCTCAAACATTTTACCGTGAAACTTTATTTCATCTCCATGGTTCACCATGAAAGAAATCTCTTGATCTCGTGTATGGGAAGTAATTGAAACACCGTTTCCAAATGCGAAATGAAGATCCTCACCATTTTCTTTTGCTCTTTCTACTGCCTCGAATGGGCAACTACACCAGTCGATGGCGCAAGATACAACACTACCTAAAGTATAGAAGTTGTGCAGAGTGCCGTGGTTTATTGATTTATATGCAATAGCTAAGACATCACCATCTTTGTATCCTTCGTAATTTTCTTTACCTACAAAGATTTTGTGAGCTAAATTTTCGTGTGCTATTTCTCGTTGTGCCATTTTATTTCTCCCTTGTTTGTTTCTATAAACAATAAGTACTAGCAATCACTAGCACTGTCAAGTGCCAAATGTAAAATAAATAAAAAAAAGACCCCCAACTCAATTTGAGTCAGGGGTCAGTCTACCCCCCTAAAGTTTTGGGAGAAACAGCGTCATAGAGGCGACCAGACGCAGAGGGGTTAGCTCACTTGATTAGCGAGGCATAAATATGCCGCACCATCTGTACTTGAATCTTCACTAGGTTTATATGCTAATCTGCTAACTTTTAAAAGTGACATCATAACACAGGCATCGTGTGGTGTTATTTCTACATCAAGGTATGCACTCCACAATGCGGATAACTTCTTGAAGCTATCCTCTGGTGTTCCGTATGAACTCTGTCGATCTCCACTCACCAACTTAGATGCATCACTTAAAAGTTTACTTGCCTTCATCATTTTCTTTTCCCTCTATAATAATCATCAGGCTTACATTCTCCGCAGAACCAAGTTCCAAAGTTATTCCTTAATATCTCAACGTCCAAACCAAACCCTGCATCAGTGTCGCCACACACAGAACAGGGATGCCAGAATACCCTTGAATTCTCTGTACCCTTAACTCTCCTAAACCTTGGCCTTCTGTCTTCTGTCTTACTACCCATATGATCCTCTTTTTGTGGTTCCCGTATGAATAGGAATTATACTATATATAATTCCTATTCCTACACCTCGTATGAACAAGCGTAGGAAAGCGTATGAAACGTAGGAAAACATACCCGTAAGTCATTGATTTCATTACATTCGACTTTTCATACGTTTTCATACTTTGCCCTCTTTCGCCAACAGCCAGATTTGACCCTGATTCATACACATAAAGTCACCTGAAATCATGGCCTCCAGAGTCTGTTTCCAAGCACTTCTGTGGTTCGATCCACTGAACTTTCCAGTGAAGTGTTCACGCACATCTTCCTCCTGAATGACCCAGTAAGTATGTGGCTCTGGCCACCCAGTTCCGCCAGGATTAGGTTGCCCAACTTTATCTGCCTTGAGTTGCCTGAAGCACTCCAAGAACAGCTTCTGGTTCTTACCTTTTGGTATTTTCTTCTTGGCCTCTTCCAGTTCCTCAGCGTCACATTTCGCAATAACTACTGTGGTGATATCATCTCCGTCTGGATCAACGCCAAGGACTGAGACGTTCAGCCTGAATGAGTATGCCGCGCCACTCTCTAGATCTCTTTGTTTCGTGCAGAGTGCTGTTCTGATACCACTATCTTGCTGAACGTCTAACTCTATCTCAGTGTCTAATGCGGCCTTCAAAGCAGAAGAACCTCTAGCACCTTTGGCAGTATCCTTGCCAGTGTGGTGAACTATCATCAGGTGAGCGTTCGAGATATTCCTAAGTATGTCACAGTTCTTTATGAATTGCGACATGTCTTCCGATGTATTTTCATTAGCACCTGCCATTGCTCTGGACAATGTATCCACAACAATCAGTGCGATCTCGCCCTTCTCATCTCGAATCTCACTGCATAAGTTCTCCAACGTGGGCAGATCAACGTCACTGTTAAACATATCGACTGGACTTGGCCTTACTGCTAAGAGTGCATTCTCATCTCCGTAATGATCTTTGAGTGCGTAAACTCTATTCCTAAAGCTGTCC